TGCTGAGTACACAAAAAGAAAAGCAGCTGAAGAATGTTGTGAACTTGCTACTGCACTTATGCAGAATATCAATAAGAAAGGTGCAATGAATGATCAACAGATTGAAGATGAAATTGCTGATGTACTGATGTGGGTAACTGAATTAGTAAATTACTATGATTCTACCTATATTAATGCTAGGATTGAAAAGAAAAAAACAAACTACTTTAAAAATGGAAAACTACATCATAATTATCTCTGATCCAGGTGATGAACAACCGGGAACTCATGTTACAATTAGTATATGAGAGACAACATCTACATGAAACTAACCGTCAAGGACGGTGAATTACATTTTCCCTTAAAGGCTAATGAAACAAGGTTTAAAAACTTCTTGAAATCCATCCCAGATGGTGCTCATTTAGATCTATTTATTGGGGTTACTACAGATAAAGGTAGTAATGCACAGCTTGCTAGAATACATGCCATGTGTAGAGAGATAGCTAATGAACTTGGCTATACTTTTGAAGAAATCAAACTTATGGTAAAACGTCAATCAGGCTTGTGCTTCACAAGAAATAACACTGAGTATTGCAAATCATTTGCAGACTGTGACAAATCAGAATTAAACCTTGCTATACAAGCCTGTATAGAAATTGGTGACTTTAACAACTTAAACCTTAGATGATAAGTCTTGTTGCATTTTATCATACATTGACTTTGCTTCATCAGCATTGTTTTCAACGTATGCTTTCAAGAAGTCTTTGATATCTTCATCTTTGATAGCATTTTCTACTTTTCTAACTAGATTTTGATCATAAGCTGAAGCTCTAAGTAGTTGTTGCAAAGCAAATAAAGTATAGATGTGGGCTTCCATCTCAGTTAATTGAGGTGGATTCCCCGCTGTATTAGGAGATAATAACTCCTCAAACTTCTTAAACATTGGAGGTATAGTAGACTTATCCTCAATGACTTTTGTTAGGAAATAAACTAGAATCCTTTCAAGACCTAGGATAAAACCTGTATTAATTTCTAATCCCTTAAGATTTTGGGTTAAGTCATAAACTTCTCCCGCAGAGTATTTTTCTTCAGACATAATTGTATGATTTAAAAGCAAATATATGGAAAAAACAATAAACATCACAGACATTAAAGAAAAACTTTCAAAGATCATGATTGCTCATGACTGGAAGGCTTTAGAGTTCTTCCTGGATCAATTTGAATTTCAAATTTTGATGGAAGAATTAATTCAAGAACACACACTTGGTCATAAATTCACACCAAAAATAAGTGAAGCATTTAATGGTATTCTTACATGTCCTTCTAATAATGTAAAAGTTATTATGATTGGTCAAGATCCCTATCCTCAAGCAGGAGTTGCTGATGGAATATCATTTAGTTGTAGTAAAACAATGAAAGAACAACCCTCATTAAGACATATCTTTAGTGAGGTAGAAAAATTATACCCGGAAGGGTATGAAAGAGACCCAAACCTACAAAAATGGACCCGACAGGGTATAATTATGCTGAATACAGCACTTACTTGTAGAGTTGGAGAGATTGGTTCTCATTATCATATATGGAAAGGCTTTACTGCATTCTTTCTTGATTATGTTAATAGACGTCATAAGGATTGTATAGCCGTTCTTCTTGGTAAGAAAGCTGAAGAATGGGCACAATACCTTAATAATCTGGATGTTATCCGGGTTAGCCATCCTGCATCAGCTGCATACACCGGAGGTCATTGGGATAGCAATGATCTTTTCAACACTATAAACAAAAAGCTCAATAAGCTTGGAAAAGAGAGTATAATTTGGTAAATTTGATAGCTAAAAAATGTGGGAACTATTACAGAAAATACTAGAATATAAGATTACACCTAACACGTGCTTGTTCTTATATTCTGTCAGAGAAAATGTTCAATGTCCTTTTGTAAAGCATGAAGATTGTATACATGAACTCATTAATGCTGAGTTTATTACATATGATTTGAGTGATACTGGTAGAGTAATAACTATTACAGAAAAGGGTATGGCATTCATTTATTTATTAGATAATTATTTTGTTAAGGCTAAAAAGAAAACTAACATCCAACTGATGGGAAAAGAATTTGTACAACAGATTGAGTTGTACAGAGACACCTTTCCAAAAGGTAAGTTACCAAGTGGTATGCCAGCAAGAAATAATACAAAGGCTCTTGGAGAATCATTTAGATGGTTCTTTGAAGCATTTGATTATACTTGGGAGGAAGTACACAAAGCAACTAAGATGTATGTTGATGAATACAGAGCAAATAATTATCTCTATATGCAAACAAGTCAATACTTCATTGCAAAACAAGACAAACACAAAGTCAAAAAGTCTACACTAGCTGACTATTGTGATATGGTAAGAGATGGAGTTCAAACTGATACACAGCATTTTACAGAAAGAGTAGTATGAGTAAACCAGAAAAAGCCTGGAACGGGCAATATGCTTCATTCAATGAAGCCCTTAAGTATATGCAGAAAAGATCTGCTGGACTTGAAAAGTCTATATATACACCATGGCCCAAGTTCAATGATGCTACAACAGATGGTTTAGAATGGAATACACTTACTGTAATAGGAGGAAGACCTGGTTCAGGTAAAACTCTAATTAAAGATCAGATTATCAGGGAATCATTTTCACTGAATCCCAATGATGATTTCAGAGCTTTAGAATTTCAGTTTGAGATGGTTGGTAGAACATCTGCTTTAAGAGAGTTCTCATCAATCACTGGTAAAACATACAAAGAATTATGTAGTGCCGGTTCTAAACTAACTAATGATGTCTTGAACAAATGTCATGAGTATGCAAAAGGAAGAGTTAAATATCCTGTTGATATTATTAGTACACCAATGACTGTCAATCAAATGCGTGAGCAAATTGACATGTATATGGATGCTCATAAAGGACAGAAGACTATTATAACTCTTGACCACACAATGTTGGTGAAAAGAGCACCTTATCAAAACAATAGCTTAGATATGCTATTTGAGTTAGGAGAATTTTTTACCCAAACAAAGAGGGATTATCCTGTTCTATTTATTGTGCTTTCACAGCTTAATAGAAATATTGATAATCCGGATAGAGCTGTAGATGGAAAGTATGGTAACTACATATTAGAATCAGATATATTTGGTTCAGATGCAATGTTACAGCATGCTGATACTTTGATTGGTATTAATAGACCTGCTAAACAAAAGATTAGATATTATGGTCCTGATAGATATATCATTGAAGATGATGCAACTTTGGTTCTACATTTCTTAAAAGCACGTAATGGTGATACAAGAATGAGCTTTTTCAAAGGCTTATTTGCACAAATGGAAATTATGGAAATGCCAACTCCTCCAACACAAACCCGATGATAAGTACTAAAAATCAAGAAAAACAAATGACTCCAGAAGAAAGAAAATCAAAAGTCAATTTATTAAGATCTGAACATCAAGATTACTTTGATGCTTCAGGAATGCCAGATGCTTTGTTTATTCCAAAGATGGCTTATAGACCCCCAGGGAAAGATGATTTGTATATCAGCTTCTTTCCTAGTGAATTACAAAAAAGTCAGGATATCTATACTGAGTTTGTAAGTATTGATTATGATTCTGAAGATCCAAAAAGAACATTGTATCTTCTAAAGAATAATCCATATTGGAAAGAAGAGTATGAACTTACTACTTCTAATGCAGGCTTTGAAAGATACTTGATCCCTGTAGCTGAATTGAAAGTTATTAATGATGCTTCTAACAGACATGCTTCTGAAGTAAAGGAAATCTTGAATCTTCAAGAATTACCTGATCCAGATGAGAAGTTCTCTTACAGAGGTATAGTTGATGCTTTAGACAGAATTGCCAATGCAATAGAGAGAATTGAAAGCAGACTAGAAAAGAAAAAGTAAACAGTAAATCAAGTAAATATGGCACAAAGTGTATTAGTAATTGCTGAGTCAGGCTCAGGTAAATCAACATCCATTAGGAACTTAAATCCTAGTGAAACGGTAATCATTAACATTGCTAACAAACCTTTACCTTTTAAAGGTTGGAAAAGCAAATACACAGCTTTGGATAAAGAAAATCCTAAAGGAAATCTATTGAGTGTTTCCTCTGGTCCAGGTGTATTGAAAGCAATGTTGCATGTTAGTGAGAAGATGCCACACATCAAGAACTTAGTTATTGATGACTGGCAATATATGTCAAGCTTTGAATACTTTGACAAAGCAGCTGAGAAGGGTTATGATAAATTTACTTCTATTGCAGCAAATCTTGCAGCAGTTGCTAAAGCACCAAAAGATCTCAGAGATGATCTCTATGTGTTCTTTTTAACACACTCAGAGGATAGCACTGATATCAACGGTAAACGTAGAATCAAAGCCAAAACTGTAGGTAAAATGATTGACAACTCTCTTACATTAGAAGGTTTGTTCTCAATTGTTTTATTTGGTAGAGTAATTAAAGAAGATGATGGTAAGCTTAACTATGTGTTTGCAACACAAACAGATGGTGAGAATACCTGTAAATCCCCAATGGGTATGTTTGAGGAGGAGTTCATTGAAAATGATCTTCAACTTGTTAAAGAATGTATCCAGAAGTATGAAAATGAATAGTAACTTTAAATTTTAAAAATCAAATCACATGTTTAGTACAAAAAACGTTTCAGCAAACAGAGTAAGTCCAGTAATTGGACCAGGTAATCACAAAGTAAAAATCAACAGTTTGAGCTTTGATGCTACCCCTTATGATCCACAAGCATTTAATATCATTTTAAATGTAGAAACAGAACCAGTTGGTGGAGAATTCCAAGGTTTCTTGGTAGATGCAGACAATCAGAATGGACCACGTTATCAAGGTCAGGTTGGACGTGTTAGAATGTCTCCTTATCCTTATAAAGATACAACTCTTCCTACAGGTAGAAAGATTGTAGCTGCAGATGAGATGGTAAAAGCAATTGCTTTCTTAGCAGATGTTACCGGTAAGAGAGATGAAGTAGATATGATTGAAGCTAACTCACTTGAGCAGTTTTCAAATGCATGTAAGCAAATCTTCAAAAATACTGAGTACATTAATGCTTGTATTGGTGGCCGTGAGTGGGAAAATAATGATGGTTATGTAAATGTAGATTTACATTTGCCACGTTTATCTAAGACAGGTTTACCACTTGAAGCAGTTGGTTCTACTGCAGGTAGATTGTTGACCTTCAATTATGATGAGCATGTAAGAAAGCTTGTTAAGAAAGAAGCAGCAGCAACTTCTGGGTTTGAGCCTACTTCAGGTAACTCAGGAGATGATTTTGATCTATAATTAGTAATCAGTTAAATAAGGGAGGGCCTCCGGGCCTTCCCTCTTTAATTTATGTTCAGTACAAAAAACGTTATTGTTGAAGTAAACCAGGTTCCAAGCTATTGGGCTTTTCAGTATTACTTAGGTCTTAATGAAAAACTTACAGGTCAGGATATCAAAATTAAATCTGCATGGAATCCTTCAGAAAGGACTCCTAGTTTCTGCATTTATGTAGATAAAGTACAGAGGCAGTATTTATTTAAAGATTTCTCAACTGGTAAGTTTGGTAACAAGATTACCATTGTCATGGAGCTATTTGGTATTGATTATGCCACAGCATGTGATAAACTTGTCCATGATTATAATGTCTTTATAAAGAATCAAGGTCAAGAATCTGTTGAGCTTAACCCACACGCTAAGTGGGAACTGGATTATGTTAATCCAAGAAAATGGAATACTTTAGACTCTGCTTATTGGTTAAGTTATAGAATAGGAAAGACAATGCTTGAAGAATTTAATGTCAAACCTGTTGAGTATTATAATATGATTAAGGAAGAAGATGGTACTGTCAGTAAATTAAAAATTGAAGGTGAGCACATTTATGCTTACTGTGATAAAGACGGTAACCCATATAAGATCTATCAACCATTTAAGAAGAAGCACAAGTTCCATAAGCTTAAATCACACATTCAAGGTCTTGATCAACTTAAGTATGACCAACCTTATTTAGTTATTTGCTCTTCATTGAAAGATGCAATGTGCTTAAAAGGATTTGGTTATAACATAGAGGTGATAGCACCGGACAGTGAGAATACAGTTATTAAAGCTTATATCATTGAGAATCTTAAGACAAAGTACAAGAAGATAATAACTTTATTTGATAATGATGATGCAGGACATAAGGCTATTGAAAGATATGCAAAAGCATATAATATTAATGGAACAGCCCTAACTATATGCAAAGACATATCAGATGCCGTTAAAGAACATGGCTTTGAACAAACACATCAAC